GGCACTTGTGCAAAGTGACTTTGGTTAGATGAGTGCATTAATTATCTCCTTTTTTAGATTTTTTAGCTATAAAAAAACTTAATATAGCCATGAAAATAGTTTGAATAAGGTTTAAACCTTCGGTGTCAATACTCATTTTTTACTCCTTTATTAAATTGAGTGTTGGGGTCATATCAAGGACAGAACCAATGCGCTTGGTTTCAGTGGTAATAATGCCGTCGGTTTCCGACCATTCACCAATGACAAGAAGGTCGAAATCAGCAGGGTATTGGGTAATAGTAGCCTCGGGGTTTTTAGCGGCTTGTTGTACAGCACGAATAAAATCAGTTTCAGTGCGGTAAAGGTAAGGGTGATGTAGTAGATTAGCTTTTGTGTCTTTAAGTGTACATAGTAACATTTAGTTCTCCTTATTAAGTTTGTGTTGATGATTTTTTAGCTCTTTTATGAAATTTAGTCTCTCGGAGTCATAGTCGGGAGCAGAACCTTCCAGACTTCGAGAGCGGGATTTTAAAGCCATGGCTTTGGCATAATATTGATCAAGGTCAGTAACGTCACTGGTAGATGACATGCTAGCCTCTCTCTCCATTTTTATAAGATCATAGCGTGAAGGGTCAATCTTGGCAAGTAATTTATCATAATATTGAGGGACTCGAAGTTTTTTTTCTCCTACGACGCAAAGATCGTAGTTGTAGACATCGTCTATGTATTTTTCGAGCCATTCTTTTCCTATGGCTGGTCGTCGCGACATCCGCGCGAACTCAGGAAGTAAAGAAATAATCTCGCCAGTATCGGTAACACGAGAATAATGTGCTTCCTGGCGATAACCGTTAATTTTTTTCTGAATGTACGAAGCAACATATCTCGCGCTTTCATAAGTGAGGTTATCAATCTCTGAATGCCCTTTGTCCCAAAGGGTTTCGAGGATTTCTGATCGATACGTGGTGCCCATATCAGTAATACGATGAGGTACACGATCGGAAGAAAAATTATGATTAAAGAGCGCGATGTGATAATGAGGTCGTTCATATTTTTCTCCGTACTCTCCGCAGTAATAATATTTTATTTTTTTTGCTCCGAGTTTTTTTCGTAACCGTTTAAAGAAGAGTGTGACATCATTAGGGGTAAGAGAGCCACCAGGAGGTAGATTTTCGTCACTATAAGTAAGAGTAATAAAGCTGTTAGTTTCATGAAGTTGTGCTTCGTGCATCATGCGTGATGCCCAATTTTCACTACGGTTAAGTCGACAGCCTATGCACTGTCCACAGGGAACAGTGAGTAGGCTGTCGGGATTTGCCTTAGAGGGCAATTGGATAGGCATATAACATCTGCTCATGGTATGCCTTAAAGTCTAATACCGCCACGCATGGGCGCGGCTGAGAAGTTTCTCTTGTGACTTTTTTTTGCAGTTCTAGTAAAGAGTTTTTTTGAACCTTTAGAACTTAGTTTTTGTCGATACATGGTATCTCCTTTTTGTTTAGACACCAAGTTATTTTGGTGTCAGTGGGAACAGTTATAGACAAGTATAAGAACTGTTCCCTTTCCTGTCAATTAATTAATGACAGATCGCCTACCGCGGGTTTACGCTCGGCAATTTTTGCCGTCGCGTTATAATTTTTAGAAATAAGAAGCCCCCGCGATTGCGAGGGCATTAATAAGAAGGACGCCATCAATAAGTAGCGTGAAGATAGTTTAATTTGTTTCTGATGTTGTGTCAATTTGCGTTTTCGTCGTTTTATCGTCGTTTATAGCAATTGTTTTTATATCATCAGTTTGTTTTTTAGGAACTAGTCCTAAGTCTTCAGCTTTTTGGCGGTTAGATTCATCGCTTATAAAATCGATGAGGTTTTGAGGTGAATTTTGGAAATACTTACGTATTTCAGAAGGTAGAGAGTCGAAAGACTCTTGGGCTTCAATAACAAGGTTAAGATTGTCTTGAAAGCCTTTGTAATTAGAGAAGTCGCCATACTGTGGTTGGGCATTGTTTAAGTGAGTAATTATGCCTGTGGTGGCATATTTTTTAAGAATTGAACCAATTTTAGTTGATTCGTGTAAATTTTGTTGAGTGCGGGATTTAGTTGTAATAATAGTTGGGGTTTTTTCGCGTTTTCTGTACATTTTTTAATCCTTTAGTTTTTTTGGTTTGTAGTGACGGCTTGAATGTCTCAAGAATTGATCATTAAGATTTTTTAACTCTTTTTGTAAAGGAGATCTGTAATTTTCACTTTCCTGATTTTCGTATTTATTTAAAATTTTCGGTGGCTCCATTAAGCCATTTAAAGCGTCTAATGCGCGATTACCAAAATCGCCTGCACGGCTTTTTAGTTTTTCAAGACCTTTAGTGCCCTCTTTTAGTTGTCGCTCTAATTTGTGATTTTTGATTTTTTCAGCAAGTTCAGCAGTTTCAGCTTGAGCTTTAGCAGTAGAGGCAATTGTTTCGGCAGTTTGAGCAGTTTGAAGTGAAGCAGTAGAAGCTTGTGCGGCTTGAGCGGTAGCGGCTTGAGTTTTTTGCACATTAAGCCCGCCAATACCAGTATAAGCTTGTAGGGCTGCACTTGCGAGCCCAGTCTTAGGAGCTGCGTTAACAGTAGGAGCAGAAGTGTTAGGTACGCTTGCGCCCCCCTGTTGAAATGCTAGCATAGGGTTAAGTCCTGCAGCTTTCATATCTGGCATAGCTCTCTGGTAAGCCGTGTTAGACATCCTTTCCATCCACTCACGATTCATGCGGTCTAATTCTATATTTTGAGCATTAGCAGCTTCTTGTGCTTTTGCGTCACCAATTCCAGGAATATAGCCCTCAATCTCTTTGCCAATTTTTTTTGCAGCGTTTATGGTACTTTTAGGGTCAATCAACCCTCCTGTTGCAAATTTTGCTACAGGGGCAATAAAGTTACCAATACTGTCTAGCCACCCCATTAAAAGTGGTCCACTAAGCCGGGAACGCTATACATAGGCATCGGACGTACACAGTCTAAGTCAAAGTAACAGTCAAGAATAAGATGCGGTTCCGTAGGCACAGCAATTACTCTACTAATAGGTGGATTTTCAACTATAAAATCTTCTGAAAGAGTAGGTAATGCAGAAAAATCTTGTGCTAAGTGCCATATGTCTAAAGACTGAGGGTCATTTGAACGAAATTTTCCTGTAATGAGATTTGGTTTATATTTATATTCAGCAAATCGTTCTTGGTAACCGAATACTTGCTCATCTGCAGCCGTGCCTTGAGCATATAGCTCTTTATTGAGTACAGCTTGTTCTCCTAGGTGAGCCAATGCGGGATAGTAGAAGTCAAATCTTGTTTGACGTGACCACATTTTATTAAGCCCTTGTTGATAGTTTAGGTCAGCGCGTAAGCATACAAATCCTAATATATAGCCGTGTTCAGTAAAAGAAGAGGTGAATCCTCGTCCGTCAAGGCCTACAGTACCAACACCAGACAATTCTCCTTGTGGAGCGTCTACAGTACCAGTAGTATTAGCGACAGGAGTTACGCCGACACGTTGAGAGGAGCCTCCAAGATATTCAGGACGTTGTAAACGAGAGTCAGGAGAAGTTACTCCAAAGTGGGAACGTATAATTTCAGTGTAGCGAGAGCCTCCGCGTGCGTCTCTTTCGAAAAGTTTTTGTATTTGGAAAGCTTCTCTGATCGCGTTAATTGTTGCAGCTGTAGCTTGAGAAAGATCGGCTTCAATGCCAGTTTCAGTACCAAACCTAAGAACTTGGCCATTTGCTGTCGCAGCACCACCATAAGTAATAGCAGAACCTGTATTAGAAACAAGATACCTATCCACAAGAGAACCTCCGCCAATTCGCCAATCAATAGGTAGACCATTAGTAACAATAGGAGCAGAAGAACCTAAAGGAAGAAGTACGTCGGCACCTTTTTGTGGAAAAGGTAAACAAGATGTAAAGTAATCATGTCTTTTACCTCTTTTTAATAATACGTATTGAGATTGTAAATCAGGTCCATTATCAGTTTCAACTGTAAGGCTATCCTGTAAATTTTGGTCACGGAACCACTCATTCCATATAAGGTTCATAGCACGAAGAGGTAGAGCGTTAATTTCGATATTGGCAGCAACACGCGTTGGCAGTCCTAAATAATCGTAAACGCTTTGATTGGCAGCGTTATTTAAAGTAATGGTAGGAATTGTAAAATCCGTGGAATCTCCCGGATTTTTTTGTTCTCCGTGAAATTTTTGAAAATTATCCCAGACAAGTCTAGAAGGTACGAAGAAATAAAAAGTATCTAAATACATATT